AGTTTGAGATTAGAGTTTGTTTCGCGCGCCCACTCAAGCTCGCTTACTGAGATACGATGGAATGCCCCAACCCGAACGTAATCAACAGCATCAGGCTTTGGCTCGGGTTTGATGCGGTATTCACCATCTTGATCCCATCGTGGGGCTGTAATTCTTCTCCATTCATCAAGGCATCTAAATTCAATCTCAGCGCCATCAGCCCATGCTTTGATTAGGTCTGCGTGTTTGTGTGGTGTTTTCATTCTGCTGCCTCATAGGTGAGTTCAAAGATGTCCGGCTTGCAGGGGTAGTGCTCACCCTGCACGCCGGTGATGATCCAGTCGCCGGGGGTGACTTGCATCAAGCCCTCAAGAGTCCAAACACAAGGCACCATTAGTCCTTGATGAAAGTGAATTACAACTTCTGGATGGTCGCCCATCTTGAACCATTGGACGGCCTCAACAATTACGGGTTTCTTGCGATATTTCATCCTACCTCCACCACTTGTGCTTGTTGATAACCGGAGAAATTCTGAGTACCGTCTATTTCCTGATGCTCCCCGTAATACCACTCCTCATTAAAGTTGAGGGCAACAGTGCTGATGGTTGTATAGTGGACTTCCGTCAAGCCGCCTTCGTAGCCGGGGCGCACCACCATAAGCTCGGGGTCAAGTGCTTGCAGCTTTTCAATTAATTCTTTGACTTTCAAAATGGAGACTCCTCATGGTTATTGGGGTTAAATCGTACTGGCGGTGCCTTGGCGGGCAACGGCATGGGGTGGGGCGGGAAGGGCCAAGTCATGGTTTATCCTTCTCCTCTAAACATTCCAACAGTCGTTCCAAATAGTGCCGAGCTTTAAGGACATCCCGCAGTCCATCCTTGTCCTTGTAACGGGCGATGTACTTGATAACATTCCCGCGTAGGAACCCTTCAAACTGTTCGGGGGTCATCCATGATTCCATTGCAGTCCAAGGCTGTATGGTTTTATCTTTGTAATGGCTACCGCCAACCTGCATCTCACTTGCTAAGGGGTTCATTTCAAAATCCGATCTATCAATGTAGGTGTACAAGTTTTAGGTGGGGTGTACGTAGCCCACGCATAGCCAAGACAAAACATTACAGTAGCCACAACCCCGGTCAATACAAGGGTGCGGTAGATAAGTTCCCATCCTGCCTTCCACGGGGTAAGTTCGCGTTCGATGGCGTTCATCAGCAGTCTCCGTATGATTTACCAAAACCCGATTCACAGTTAACGGGTAAGCCCTTAGCCCAGTCAGGCACCCAGCGCATAGATTCCTCTACGTACTGAGTAGCTGGTACTACTTCAATGTCCGGCACGCATACTGCGATAGCATCGTGCACAGTCAGCACTACCTTGTAGCGTTTACCGATACGCAACATCTGCTCAGCAATGATGCAACGTGCAATGGCTTGGCAAACATTCTCGATAACCTTACCGCCGTATATGCGTGTGCGCCCTTTGCGTGTCTTGTAACTAAACTCAACGCCCTTATCGCCTTGCACAAACTTCAGGTCGTCGTAGCGCATCAGCAGTCCAGACGGCAAGCGAATAGCCGATTCACTCGGCACAACTGTAAGCACTCCCTTGCGCCCTAGTGGTGCTTCCTCACCCCTTGACATGTTCGCCAGAGCATTCTGTGCTTGACGCCACAACCGAACCACAGCATCGTTGGTGCGTCTGTAGATATCAATGATGCGCCGTGCCTCATCAGCATCCACTTCAGCACCCATGCCTTTAAGCTGGGCTTGAAACTTCACTGCCCCCATACCGTAGCCAGCGCCAAGGATCGTAGTCTTACCCACGAACCGTTCACCCTTGTCGATCTCGTACTCGGGTTTGCCGTAGATAGCCGCCGCCATCTTCTTGTATACATCTTTACCTTCAGCGAACGCCCTCACCAAGTCTTCCTGCTCAGCCAACCACGCCAGCACCCGCGCCTCAATCTGCGCAGAGTCGGCATCAATGATGGTGTATCCCGGCGGCGCAATGATCGCGTGCTTTAACTTATTACCGTTTGCACCTCGGCTCGGCAAGTTCTGCAGGTTTATCTTGTCGTCCCCTCCGAACCGTCCGGTGTGTGCGGCGTAGTAACGAATAGGTACAGGCAACTTCCCACGCTTAGCTATCTCAATGAACCGTTGTGTGCGTGTCTCTTCCAGTGTTGATTTGTTACCCAACCGCGCACCGACCAAGGTCTGCACCCGCAAGTCATCATGCTCAGCAAGCGCCTTGAATTCCTCGTCAGTCTTAGCGAACGCGTACGTCTGCTTACCCGTAGCGGGGCTTACCTTCATAGGCGGCTCAACATCAAGCCCACGCAGCAACTCGGCAAACTTCTCGTTGCTCATCAGGTCTGCCTTCTCCGCCCCAGAGGATGTCAGCAGGTCTTCCTTTATCTGCTTAGTCAATGCAAGGTGCTGGGTTAGTGCGCCAATGTCGAGTTCAAGCACAGGCTCAATGAACATCCGCAAAGTCTGGTCGATGACCTTCAGTTCCTGCTTAGGGAATTGCTTTGACATCTTATGGAACAACTTATACGTTAGCTCCACGTCGTTGATGCAGTAGTCACCGTACCGCGCAAGTTCCTCTTCGCTAAAGTCCGCACGCCGTTTACCCAGCGCGTTAATTACTTCGGTTCCCTTCTCGCCTAACCCATACCGCTCCACAAGAACCTTGAGCGAACCGCCCACCTCCACACCATGGATAGCGCGGCCCATACACAAAGTGTCAAGCCAAACGCGAGGAGTAATACCGAACTTCCAAGACAGAATAGCACCGTCAAACATGGTGTTGTGTGCCAAGGCAAAACTGTTCGACCAATCAAAGCTGTTCTGTAGCCATGATTTGATTTGTGCGTGTGTTCCACTAGCCCACTCCGTTTCCTCATTGTTAACCTTGACCGCCACACCGATGACTTCAAATAAGTCAGAGCGTACGTATTCCTCGGTTGTGATCTTCGACAGGGAGAAGTCCTTGTCGTAGTATGTTTCAAAGTCTACTGTTATTAAGTTCATATTAGGTTCCTGCCATGCACGAGGACATGATTGCGTTGTAGTCAAAGTTATCAGTGAAGCAGTCTTTGAATGCGACCATCTCAACGCCGTACCCTTGCACCGTATCGTTGTATGTAAATACATACTTGGGTATGCGCGCGCCATGGTGCACAAAGTCATACCCTTTGGCAGTCAGTCGCCACACTCCTGAATGCTTGGTCTTGTTTTTGTCATCGTTGGGCGCACGCTCGATGAGCCCCCACCACCGTAGCGTTGACAGTTGGTTTGATTGCACCAGCCAGCGCGGTGCTGTGTTAGCCACATCCACCCACCCTAACGTGTCATGCTTAGCGCATGCCAGCCACATTAGTGACCGCGCCATTGTGCGGTTGATAGGGCGTGAGTACACGCGCCCCCACCGATCACATACAGGGCAATGCCCACCACCGCTTTCGATGGTCATGCGCCAAATTGTGCGTAGTCGCTCAATCATCACCACACTCCTAATCTAGTTTTGACTTCGCCGATGTTGTCTTCGTTGATCACCATGGCAATGCCACCCATGGCTTCAATGCTGTCTAAGTTCTTCTGTTGCAGTGGGGTAGGCTTGTTCTTACCGGCCTTGCACTCAATACCAAAGAACGCACTTTTGTAGCAACCCACGATGTCAGGAACACCGCTTGCGCCATACCCGCCAGTGACGGGGTAGAAGTAGTAAGCACCCAGTTCTTTAAGCTGGGCGACTACCTTGCGTTTAACCTTGACCTCGGGTGTATCAGCCACGGAACCACACCTTGACACGTTGCCACAGAGTAGGCTTCTCGATCATGGTGATGGGCAGGTCTACCCACTCACCCGCAGGTTGGTACGCGTTCTGCGCGGGGTTAGTCACAATGATGCCAGTTTCTGCTTTGGCTTTGCGCACGTACTTGCGCTTAGGCGGCGTACCGATGCCGTCCACGGGTGCAGCCACACCCCCACCAATAGACCCCAGCCCACGCTGTTTGTTGACTTGGTACCGTACGGTGTACACGGCTTGCGGTTTGCACTGGAGCTTATCAATAATATCTTTATTGTTGTAGCCCTTGCTAATCAGTGCACGAATGCGCTTAGTCGTGTTGATCTTTTTAGTCACTGTCTTTGTTTCCATCTTCGTTTCCTTGGTTAACGGTACGTGAAGCGCACGTACCAACGCATCAAGATGTAGTCTCGGGGTTAAACACCCAATACACATGACTTGATATCCTACGCCCCACGCCTTCCAACTCAACAGTCGGCGGCTCAAGGCTCATCATCATTAACACAGCTAGACGTTCTTGCATCCATAAGGGCAACTCGTCCACACTACTATACCGCCCTTCGACAGTCGGTTCACTAAGGGATAACCCTAAGCACAGCACATCTATCTCGCCGGGAAAGATACTTACGCGATAAATCCTATCGTCGTATATCTTCATCTTGGATTCACCCCAAGACATCTGCGCTTGGAACGTGTCACGTTGTATCACTGCATACAGTGCACCCTCACGGTCTTCTGGGTTGATTACCTTTGTTATTATCTTACGTGCCGTGAAGTCTACGGGTTCAATCTTAGTTTCATACCTTGGGTCGTTCCAACCAAAGTCGTACCTACCCGATGCTTTGAATTTGTAGCCGCTCATGTTAATCCCCATAGTTTGTAGCCAGCACAGTCGGTGTGCTTGTATTTACCGTCTGCCCCCATCGCTGCCTCGTCCGCAAGGACATGCTCTGTTGGGTGCTTTTCATGGCAGGGGAACCCCCCTGAACGCTGAATCTCGGCGTGTCGTGACCGGAGCATGTCTCGGTGTAGCTCCGGTGTTGTCGGCTTGCA